TCCACTGGGTGTTCTCCACATCACCAGTGGCTATGCCGTTGTGCAGGTAAACGCGCAGGGCATCACTGTTGCCTTCCAGCGCTGCACTGGTCAGAACGGTGCCATCTGTGAAGGTGTTGGGTGGTGTGTAGCTCATCAGCCTATCCGCTGTATGAAGGCATTCATTTTGCCGCCATTGTAAGACAAGCGAGCATCACCAGCCCAGCTGGTGTCATGCACCAGGGCATTGCTGCTGGTGCCTGCATTGTAGTAAGGATGCAGCACCCCAGTGAAGACAAGGCGCAATCCAAAGATAGTCTGACTGCCTGACGTTTTAGGGTAATACCAAGCACCAGAGATACCGCGCCATCCCACTGCAATCTGAACAGGGGTGCTGTTGACTATGCCTGCATCTGGTATGGCACGATCAATGTAGGCAGGCACAACGCTGGTGGCAGTGGTGTCACTCAGGGGGCTGCCATAGATGCTGCCAGTCAGGTTGGTATCAAAGCTTCCTTGCTGGGGCACATTGACAAAGTTTGTCAGCGCATTGCTGGTGATATCCCACTGAAGCCAGAACCCCCAGCAGCTGCCGTTAGTGCCCACTGCTGTGCTGCCACCACCACCACTGCTGATGAGATTGTAGTCATAGCCAGACCATGGGCGGCTCCCTATCCAGTGCGGGTATACCGATAGATCCCAGTAAACGCGCAGCACTTCATTGGCTGCCACGGCTTGCCCCAGAATGCCAAAGCTCATGACAGTGGGGTTGACACCATCACCCACCACGTATGGCGCTGCTGGTGGTGTGGTGGCTGTGCCTGACACCGTGACACTGCTGGTGTGCTTGTAATCGTTCTTACCAATGGTGATGCTGTTTTGATATTTGCCAATGAAGCCAAACGTGCTGGCACCAGGTCTGTCAAACTGGGGCAGGTCATATGCAGCATTGCGGTGATTGAATGCGTTTAGGTCTGTTTGATTGTAGTCACTGAAGCGCGTATTAAGGTCAGTGGCGTCAATAGACTCACCATCCTGCACTGCTGGTCTGATAATCCTGCTCATCTGAAGCGCCCCACTGCAAGATACTTCTGACTATAAAGGTGCCCCTGCACGATGTTCTCGCCAGTGGTGACTTCAATGGCATCATCAATGCTGGGCTCAATCAGTCGCCATTGGAAGTCAACCGATAGATCACCAGGGGGAAAGATGCCAGTACCAAAGATGCGCCAGTGCTCGTGATAGGCAGGCCCCCTGCGCTCTGCAATGACCACACCAGCCACCAGAATGCGCAGGCGCATGTACTTTGGATTGTATGGAAAGCCAGCGTTAACACCATCAGCCAGCGCACCAAACACATAGCTATTGCCTGACCATTCAATAAACAGGTGACCACCCTTGAAGCCGGTCAAGGTCACACTGCCACTGGTGCCAGATTGCCAGCCACCGCTGATGGTTTGATACGTCGCTGCGCGCCAGCTGCGCGCAGTGGTCACATCAGTGTCAGTGGCTGCGGTCTGCTCACCAGTGCTGCCCCAGCGGTCGACCACCCACACACGGTGAAGCGCGTGCAGCTCAAGCCGTGCTTCATCCACAAAGTCACTGGGCAGCTGTGACCGGTCAAGCGTGGTGATGCTGCTTTGCTGTGCGCGCATCTCATCATTGATGGCACCAGGGCTGACTGCTGCACCCTGGTCAGCTTCTCTTTGTGCCCACTTCTTCATGCGCGTGGCCCCATGGTGACCAGAATGCCCTTGCTGGTGAAGGTGTATTCATAGCCAACAATGATAATGTCTTGAATGGTTTCAATCTCAAAGCAGAACCACGCTGCTGACTGGTGGGCAACAGAGAAGCGCAGGGGCACCAGTCGCTCTGTTGTGTAGCTGCCTGAGCCCAGCACCACTTTATCAAGCTCAGGCAGTGCTTCAGCATCAGGGGGCTGCGCGCTGTATGTGCGCTCTGCCACTGGGGTCAGCTTGAAGTCTTTGAAGTGGCGCATGGTGATGGTGGGCGCACCAGTGGTGAGCACCCAGACAGTCACATAGGTCACCTGCTTCATGAGCTGGGCATCACCAGCAGACCACCATGCAGAGCGGTATACGCTGGTGGGTGCAGCATTGAAGGTCATGGTATCGCCCACAATGTCAGCGCCCAACGCTCGCCTGCCAGACAGCACAAATAGGCCACGCTGACTGGTGCTGTTTCCGGTTTCATTGCCGGTGTGGTGTCCGAAGATCACAGTGCCATCGTACAGCGTAGCCACTGCCCCCACTGGGAAGCCCAGCCGGGTTGACCATGGGCTCAGCGCTGCTGCCTGGGGCAGCCGGTCAACGTGCAGCACCAGCCCCAGCCCTGGACGGTCAGAGCCATCAACAGGCAGGTATAGCTGATATTCACGCTGGGCTGCGCTGAAGCAGCTGACCGCTTTGACGTGGCAGTCAGGTGTGATGCGCTCAATGACTTTGTCTTGACTGATAGTCAGGTTGATCACATCGCTGACAGCACCACCAGTGAAGCCACCAGTGATGGCATACACACCGTCATTGCCCAGGAAGACAACACCCAGCCCAGGCACTGCTTGAATGCTGTGTGGTGCCCTGCAAGTCACACTGGTGCTGATGGTGGTGACTGTGAAGCCGCTGCTGAAAGTGCCCTGCACCACGTCAATGCTATTTTCTCTGAATATCAGCAGGTTGGTGTATGAAGCATACATGGCAGTGATGCCACCACCGACGTTGCTTAGCTCAATGTATGAGTCAGCGCTGAACTGCTCAATCAGCCCCTGCGCGCTGAAGTAGATGGTGCGCGCATCATCAATGCCACCGTCAAGGAACAGGCAGCCTGCAAACAAAGCAGAGAAGCGTGCACGTGGTGCTGGAAGTGGCCCTGTTGCCACCAGTGGCGCTGGCTGCCCCAGTGTACGGGTTTGACTCGCATCATAGTAAGTGGTGTCAACATTGTTGCGCACCAGGTCAACCACATACAGCGTGCTATCACCGCTATTCGGCGCATCATCGCTGAAGTTGGTGGTGCGGTATAGCTTGCGCGCAACAGTGCCAGCAGGACCAGTGGGAATATCAAGCGTGCAGGCATATCTGAAGCCTTCATGGTCCTCTGGCAGTGACCATGTGGCGGTTGCCAGTGTGCTTGCTGGTCCTTCACTGCCAGTGTCACTGATGAAGCTGACCACCCAGCCAAACAGAGACACTTTGTCACCATCTGCAGCATTGGTGCCAGTGTTGGTGGAAAGCCCCAGCCCCCAGCGCCCACCATCTGGGATGGCTTGCGTATCAGAAGGACACCAGAGCGTGGTTGCCCCCCCACCAGTCTGGGGGTCAAACGCTGGCACACCACCAGACGGTTTGGGCATGGGGATATTTAGATGAGGGTCAACAGCAGTGGGCACCCCAGTGAAGCCAAAGTCTCTGATCAGGAAGTCAGTGACCACCAGCGCGCTTTGTGGTGCAGGCCATGGCTTGACCAGCACCGGCCTATCAACCCCATTGGTGATGATGGTGCCATACCCGGTGTCTGTGAACCAGCTGCCAGCTTCAGTGGGTGTGGGCACATTGCGCCCACTGGCAAGCGTCTTCAGCTGTATCAAGCCGCTGCATTCATACAGCAGCTGCAGGTTGCCTTGTTCCTCAAACAGAATGTGCTGGCGCGCACCACTGGCAAGATGCTGAGCAGCATGCAGGCTGTGTATGGGTCCGCAGTTGGTGAACGGTGCCCAGCTGGTGGCACCAGCCTTGAAGGGCTCATACCCCAGCCGGGTTGACCACCCACCAGTTTCAGTGTCAATCACCAGATTCTGGGCGACGTTGGCATTCTGGGGGTTCTGGGGCAGCTTTGTTTCAAGCCCACCAGCCAGGGGTGTCTGATAGGTGTTCTGCTTCATGAGAAGGTCAGCTTACCAAACGGGTTGCGCACAAAGCGATATCCAGCAGTGGGGTTGCCCTTGATGATGCGCCTGGGCACTTGAGCTAAGAAGCGCGCTTCCATCCCCTTGTAAAGAACATCACGCTCCCTGGCGTATGCCACTGCCAGTGCGCTTGCACCGTCCACTTTCAGAGCAAGCATCTCAAGCGCGCTGTATGCCAGCATCTTGCTATAGCTGGCAGGTATCAGGGTTGCGTCTTGATCTTCCTGCATGCGCGCTGGGTTGATTGACGTACGTACGTCAAGCTTCTGATCTTCTGCAGGGTGTGGATACAGCTGAATGCTTCTGTAAGCACTGCTCTGGTTGAAGCGATATCTGATGCTGGTGCTATGAAAGGCTTGCCCCTGCAGGGTGCCCAGCGCCAGGTCAGGCTTCAGAGTGATGCCACCCTTTGTGTTGATGGTATCCCGATCAACAATGGCACCACCTTCTGCATCAGCGTTGCGCACCCTGACTGGTGCGATGATGCCAGCTTCAGCGCAGGTGAAGTAATACCGACGATATAAGCCGGTATGATTTGGGATGGTTTCCGGTGTGAAATGCAGCGTCTGGGTGTTTGACAGGCTGAAGCTGCTGACCTTGCTGAACGCCGATTCAAAACCGCTGCTAACATCAGAGCGATATGCTGGATAGTTCTGACCGGCTGGGGCTTTGACGTTGACCATATACACGTCAACAGTGCGCACACCCTGCCCAGCTCCAGCGCTTTGCACGGTGACCCCCCTAACCGTCTGGGGTGCGCGCACCATCAGCCCTTCACTGGGCAGGTACGCTTCAACGGTGCCCAGCAGGTCAGCGTCAAGGTTGGCATCTTCACGCTCCCACTTGCTCAGCATCAGCGCTTTGGCTGGAATGCCTACGCTGGGGTCAGAGACATTCAGAACGTTCATAGCGTCAGAGGGTAAGAAGATATCCCTGCGCTTGACCAGTGCGCTGACAGCACCACTGGCACCAGTGTAAAGCCGGTCAAGGTATAGCGTGGTTGCATTCTCAACCCAGGCAATGCGGTGAGTGTGCGCATTGCCTGCGCTGTCAGAGAAGGTGACCACTGCGCGCGCGAGCTCGCTACCCGGCTTCACCAGGTCACTGCTGACAGGGAAGCCAGTTCCAGTGGCAGTGGCTGACCCGCTAGTGACGTTCAGCGTCAGTGTGGTGTCTGTCCACACCTGCAGCTTTCTGTCACGTGTGGAGAAGTCCCAGTGCCTATCAGTCAGGCACCGTACCTGGGCATCATTGAGCAGGGTGACTACCTGCGCTCGATACGTGCTATTGCTGGGGTCATAGTCCAGCAGGGTGCCCATAAAATCCAGCAAGCTGCCCAGGTTCATTGTCTCACCCTACAAAGAAGAAGCCCCACCACCAGCAGTGGCGGTGGGGCTGGTGAAGGCAGTATGGCTGCCTTGCGATGATCAGAAGCGCTTGAACACCCAGACATCAGCCTTGTTGCCTGCAGCAGCTGCCAGCGAAACACCACAGGCCGGTGCAAGGTCACCAGCAGCAATGGCAACAGCCTGACCAGCTGCAGTGTTGTCAACCACCAGCGGCACATTGGCAGCGGCAACAGCGTTGGCAACGCTGGCACCCTCTGCATAGCCAGAGATGACCACACGAACCTGACCACCAGCAGCAGCAGCTTCAGTGGCAACACCGATGACAAGCGCGTTGCCATTGGCAACAGCGGTGGCTTCGATGACATACAAGGCACGATCAGCACCAGTCTTGCTGGCGTCAAGCATCACCCAGTCACCAGCAGCGATGGTGCCGTTTGCGTAGAAAGTCTCAATCTGACGACGGTTCGAAGTGTCACCACCCTCACCAGCTGCCAGGAACTGAATCAGCGTAGAAGTGGCCATGGTCTAAGCCTCCCCATCAAGAAGAACACCGTGACTGGCAAGGTGCCCAGTGACCAGCTGCATGCGACAGAAGACCATAGCGGCTTCAGTGGCAGTGCCAGGGACGGGCATCATGTCAGAGACATTGAAGAAGCCATCAGTATCAGCGTAAAGCTGGAACTGGCTGCTGGTCAGAGCATAGGCGCTGACCGGCTTTGCTGGCGTGGTGGCAGTAAAGCCCAGGTTGGGCTCGATGTAGATGCGGGCACCGCGCCACATGGCAACCATGTCAGCATCAAGACCAGAGCGGTCAGAAGCGTTGACATAGCGCACAGAAGACTGCTGCAGAGCCTGGAAGGCTGCAAAGCAGCTGGGCGACATGAGCAGAATGTCAGGAAACTCACCACTGGGGCTGCGCACCTGACAGTTGATAAAGAGCTGGTCAAGGTCAGCAAGGCTAAGCGTGCCACCAGCGTCAACGTTCTGGTTGAACCAGTTCTGACTGCGGTACGTCGTCTTGCTGAGCCCACCAACCGTGTTGCTCTGGGTGGCAGCAGAGACACCTTCAAGCCAGCCAGTGGTGGTACCAGACATGCCGTTGAGGGTCTGCAAGCTGGTCAGCGTGGTGCTGTTGCCACGAATGATCTGCTTACTGACTTCCTTCTTCAGCCCGAGCATGACGTTCTTCATCTTGCTTTCAAGGATGTTGACCACTGCCAGGTCACCCTTGTTGGCTGCCTTCTCAACAGCGCTCAGCACAATGGGCTGGGTGAAGTTGGCATACTCATACTTAGCAGTCTGGAAGGGGTCAGTGACCGCCATGCTGACAGGCTCAAAGCCGTTGCTAAGCTGGGTGATTGAGCTGTGCTCGCCAAAGATGACAGGCTGCTCAACGCGCAGACCGCCACTGACCTTGACGAGGTTTCCGGCCTGCTCAATGGCGCGGATCAGCGGATGAGAGAGATAAGAGTTATCCACCAGCTTATCACGCAAAAGCTGCAGCGTGGTGCTGATGACTGACTGGGGTGCCATGGTGGTACCCTCCTGATGTTGAAGTGGTTGCAGTCCGGTGCTGGCTGGTGCCAGTGGCTTGCAAGCTCCAGCAGTGGGATGGCTTGCTGCTTATGACTTACCAGCATCTTATTGATAAGTCTATTGATTACTTCCGGTGCATTGACTGGGCAAGTGCCAGAATGTCTGCACTGGTCATGGTCTTCAAGTCACCACGGCTGGGCTTGCTTGCTCTGTTGGTGCCCCTGATGGCAGGCGCGGTGCCTGTCATGGCAGCCTTCCTGCGCGCCTGACGCTTTGCCTTGCTGGCTGCCTGCTCTGCTCTGGCTTGCTGCTTGCTCTGCTTGCCCTTGGCTGCCCAGTAGGCAGTCTCCAAGTCCAGCGCTTCATTGCCTTCAAGCAAGTGCTGCACTTCAGAGCGCAGGTCAGTATCAGTCTGGAAGTCTGGGTGCTCTGTCATGAAGCGCTGGTATGACTCTTCTGCTGCCATCTGCTCATACTCTTGCTGCATGGGCTCAAGCACGGTGCGCAGCCGTCGATTGACTTCCTGCTCAATGCGCGCAGTGATGCTGGCTTCATTGAACGGGTCATACTCTGGCACTTCTGCAGGGTCTGTCAGTGACTCGCTGCCCTTCATGAGCGCTTGACGCTCGCGCATGAATTCACGCTTCTGTTCTGCCAGGTCTTGAGTCTTGCGCGTGTAGTCACTGCGCAGCTCACGCATCAGCTTTGCAATGTCTGGGGGCACCTGCTTCACAGCGTCATCCCATGACAGGCTGCGCGTGCGTGGTGCTTCATCTTCACCGGCTTCTTCAATCTCGACTTCACCGGCTTCTGCTTCAGCAGCTGGGGCAGCTTCCTGCGCTGGTGCTGCTTCCTGCTCTGGTGCCTGGGTTGCCTGTACTTCTGCCAGCACTGCTTCTGCAATGCTCTGGTGTGCTGGTGCGTCTGGTGTGGTCATGTCTGACTTCCTTCTGCTGATGGTTATTGGATTATTTTGATTGCTTGTCCATTGCGGGCATACCAGCCGGGATTGAAGCCCGGTGCCCTGATGAACTGCACCGGCTTGCCAAACAGTTTGGCACCCAGCTCAAAGACGGACACATCACGGATGCGCCCCACAATGAAGGTGCGCCAGCCTGGAAGCTGACCGGTGGCAGTGGCTGACTGGGGGTCAACGTATAGGTGCAAGTATTTGGTGCCGTTCTTTCCGATCCAGAGCGCATGAGGGTTGCCCACACGCAAGCCACTGGCACCAGGTGTGCCAGGGGGCTGCCACTTGTCGGTATAGAAGAAGCTGACCGGCTGCCTTCTGCTGATGGCATCCACCAGATTAGCATCAGTGCCACCAGCATAGCTTCGATAGTATGCCTGCCCCCTGGTTTTAGGGATGACAGTCTTTGGCTTGTTATAACCAAACGTCCGCAGCAGACGTGCACGCAAGCTGGTGAAGCTCATGGGTCAGCCCCGGCGCATGCGGCTGCTGAAGTCAAAGTCTTCTTTTTCTTCCACGTCCATGCCATCAGGGCTGACTTCAATCCGCACTTCAGCGCGCTCTTCATCAGCAGGCGCATCAAGAAAGGTGCTGAAGTCTTTGTCTTTGGCAAGGCGCATCAGGTGCGCGGTGATGGCAGTCAGTTCTTTGTCACCCTTGATGGCATCCAGGGCCACTGGCAGGGGCTGCCCGTAGTCTTCAGCAGCTGCAGCCATCATCATCAGGAAGCGTGCCACTTCCGGTGCCAGCCGTGCTTCCGGCTCAGAGTATGACTCTGGGGTCAGGTCCAGACCCATGACCTTTGCCACGGCTGCCAGTGCCTTGCTCAAGCTGGTCAGCACCTTTGCATTGAATGGGCTGCTGGGTGGTGGGATCAGCTCAGCAGCTTCTTCACCAATGATGTCATCCTGGGCTGCTGCCAGGTCAGCCATCTCTGCAGGCATGCCAGAGCGGTCAGAGTAAAGAGGCATCGGTT